GTGGTGTCACTCTGCCAAATGGCTTGTCGCTCCGCACGGATCGCGAAACGCGGGCATCGATCACAGAGGCGGTCAATGCGCTGGAAGCGGGATTAATGGTGGCTCCCATCCCCTGGAAGCTGGAAGCTGGGTGGGTGGATCTGACCCATGCAGACCTGAAAGGCATCGCCTCTGCTGTCGCGGCGCATGTTCAGGCGGGCTTTGCTGCAGAGCGCACCGTGCAGGCGCAGATTGAAGCGGCAACGGATCTGTCTGCCTTTGATGTGTCAGCCGCATTTGCCGCAGCTCTTTCGGCCTAAAGAAAAACCGCCAGAGGGAATGGGGCGCCAGTTCTCGCATGATCGCTGCAATTAGCAGCTGACAGCGAGGGCAAAATGGCTGGATTTCTTCATGGCGTTGAGGTGCTCGAGATTGACTCCGGTCCTCGCCCCATTCGCACGGTATCAACGGGAATTATTGGCATTGTCGGCACCGCGCCGGAGGCTGACGCTGCGGCGTTTCCTCTGAACACGCCGGTGATGATCGCAGGCAGCCGCAAAGAGGCTGCAAAGCTGGATATCACAGAAGATGGCACAGGCGGTGGCACTTTGTCCGCTGCACTGGATGGCATCTTTGATCAGATCGGGGCGGTGGTTGTTGTCGTGCGCGTTGAGAAAGGCGCAGACGAGGCGGAAACCCTGGCCAATGTCATTGGTGGCGTAAATGGCAGCACCGGCCAATTTGAAGGGGCGCACGCGCTTCTGGGTGCGGAAAGTGTGGTTGGCCATGCCCCTCGCATTCTGTGTGCTCCTGGCTGGACCCATCAGCGCCCCAGCGACTTGGCCAATCCGGTGGTTGCCGAGCTGGAAGGCATTGCCGACCGCATCGGCGCTGTGATCGTGGCAGATGGCCCGAACACAACCGACGATGCCGCCCAGACCTATGCAGCCGACTGGGGCACCTCTGGCCGGATCTACGTGATTGACCCCTGGGTCAAGGTTCTGAATGGCGCGGGTGCGATTGTGGATGAACCTGCATCGGCCCGGGTGGCGGGCGTGATCGCGCGCACCGACAACGACATTGGCTTTTGGGTCTCACCCTCGAACCAGGGGGTTTATGGCATCATGGGCACGTCGCGGCCTGTCGATTTCAAGCTGGGGGACCAGTCGAGCCGCGCCAACCTGCTGAACGCCAATGCCGTGACGACGATCATTCGGCAAGATGGGTTCCGGCTCTGGGGCAACCAGGTGCCGACGGCTGATCCAAAATGGCAGTTCCTGTGCGTGCGGCGCACGGCGGATGTGCTGAACGAAAGCATCCAGCGCGCCCATCTTTGGGCCGTGGATCGGGCCATCACCAAGACCTACATGGATGATGTGGTCGAGGGCGTGAACGGCTTTATCGCTGGCCTGGTTGCTCAAGGTGCTCTCTTGGGTGGGAACTGCTGGGCCGATCCGGACCTCAACACAGCGGCGAGCATTCAAAATGGCCAGGTGTGGTTCAACTTTGATTTCACCCCGCCATACCCCGCCGAGCGGATCACCTTCCGCTCTCACCTGGTCAATGACTACATCTCGGAGGCCCTGGCATAATGGCTATTCGCAATCTCCTGAAAAACTTCAACCTTGGCATTGATGGCCGTGGCTACGCTGGGGAGCTGGGCGACTATACGCCCCCCAGTCCCTCAGTCGCCGCCGAAGAATACCGTGCTGGCGGCATGAATGGCCCCATCGACATTGATATGGGCCAGGAGAAAATGACCAGCACGGCGGTTCTGCGGAACTACAGTGCCGATGTGTTGGCGCTTTGGGGTGTCGCGCCTGGCCGCCTGATCCAGTTCACCGCGCGCGGGGCACTCGAGAGCGAAGATGGTACGGTCACAGCCGTGGTTCACAACATGCGGGGCAAGCTGCTGCAGCCTGATCGCGGCACCTGGTCGCCGGGTCAGTCGGCAACCCTGACGCTGAATTGGTCGGTGGAATATTTCAAAGAGACCATTGGCGGCAAGGTGATCACCGAAATCGATGTGGTCAACATGGTGCGGATCATTGACGGGGTGGATTACCTCGCAGAACAGCGCGCCGCGCTGGGCATTTAAGCCGGGTATCTGAGCGCGGACCAACAGGCGAGCGCAGGAGGACCGGTAGAGCTGACGTCACGGCTGGGCTGCTTCCCAGTGGGCTGAGCGCAGCGGGTGAAAACCCCGCATTTCCCTTCATTGAAAGCGAGACACATGGATAACGACGAACTGGAAAATGACGAACTGGAAAATGACGAGTTCCCCGATTTCATCACGCCGGTTTTGGGTGGCGAGGACGAAGCACTCAAGGTGGATCTGCTGAAAGGTGTGACCGTTGACGGTGAGGTTCGCAAGTCTCTGACCCTGCGCGAGCCTTCGGTCGGTGATATGATGGCCGCCCGGAAAATGGCCAAAAATGACAGCGCTAAGTCTGAGGTGATCTTGATCGCCAACCTGGCTGATGTACCTCCCAAATCCATTCAGGCTGCCAAGATGAAAGATTATTCGCGCCTGCAGGAAGCGCTGGATTTTTTGAATGGCTGACGCCTGAAACGGTGCGCGCCGGGATTTTGGTTCTGGCGCGGGCTACCGGTTGGGGGGCAGCCGATATTGGCGAAATGACTGCCAGTCGTTTTCTCTGGTGGCTGGATGGGCTGGAAGATATAAATGGGAAAACAAAGACTTAGCGCCGAAATCACCATTGGCAGTGTTCTCGAAAAATCAGTCAGAAAAAATATTGGTGTGCTTCGCAGTGGCTTCGAGCGCATTGGCGATAGCATCAAATCTGTTAAGGCACGTCAGAAAGAGTTGACGCGTCAGCGTAAGGACCTAGAGAAGCAGGGCAAGTCAGTTGAGGCGCTGGACCGGGAATATGAAGGCCTTGAGCGTACTCTCGAGCAATTGGCACGAAAGCAAGAGCGATGGGCGCGCGCCATGCGGGACAGCAAGCGCGTTGGTGATACCTTTGGCAAAATGTCACAAAACATTGGGCGCCTGGGGCGGCAGGTAGGCCTTGGACTGACAGCGGCTGGCGCCGGGATTTTTGCCCTGACCAGCTCAACAGCGGCCTATGGCGACAAGGTTGCCAAAACAGCCGGAAAACTTGGCATCGGCATCGAGGCGCTGCAGGAATTTAGATATGCGGCAGAGCGGTCGGGGGTGTCTACTGAGACCTTTGATAGCTCGCTCACCGCAATGCAAAAACGCCTGGGTGAAGCTGCCAAAGGTACGGGTGCGGCAAAGAAGGCTCTGGAACAGCTAGGGCTGAGCGCCAAGGATCTGGTGAAGCTGGGACCAGAAGAAGCCCTTGCGGCAATCTCGGACAAGATGCGGGATATTGAAAGCCCGGCAGAGCGCGCGGCCCTTGCGGCGGCATTGTTCAGCCGGTCGGGTATCGGCATGGTCAACATGCTGGGCAATGGCTCTGACGCATTGCAAAAGTTGCGCGAAGATGCGCGCCGCACCGGATATGTGCTGAGCACAGAAGCCGCCCGCGATGCCGAGGCATTTGCGGACGCCCAGCTTGACGCCCAGTTGGTGGTGAAAGGTCTGAAAAACACTATCGGTGCGGAATTGATGCCCGTGGTCACGCGCTCGATGAAGCGGTTCAGCGCCTGGGCAATTGAGAACCGAGACGATGTAGCAGACTTCGCAGATACAGCCGCCACAAAGCTCGAAGCGGCTTTGCCAGTCATTGGGCAGATCGTTGAGGGAATGGGCCAGGTTTCAAAAAACATTGGTGGTGTTGTGGCCAATGTTGCCGAAATGGTTGGTGGTTGGCGCAACTTTGGCGTTGTCGTTGGCACCGTGTTCGCGGCCAAAACTCTGGGCAGTGTTGCCAGCTTCGCTTTTGCGGTTGGCCGCTTGGGATTTTCCGTGGCAAGCCTAATTGGTGCGACGCCTCTGGTTGCTACAGGCATCAAGATGATTGGCCGTGCGTTGCTTTTGAACCCTATTGGCCTAGCAGTTGCTGCTATCGCTGGATCTGCAGTGCTGATCTATCGGAACTGGGAAAAGGTGGGGCCTTGGTTCAAGGATCTGTGGGGAGGTGTTTCTGACACTTTCACGGGCATAGGCGGTTTCATTGGCGGCGTTTGGCGCGGTGACATGGATGCAGCAGCTGATGGGCTTTCCATGGCCTGGACTGGTGCAAAGTCGGTTCTGTCAACCACGCTGGATGGTATTGGCGCGGTGTTCAAATTCGCCTGGTCAAAGGGCATCAAGCCGATCACCGACAAGCTGGGTGTCACCGATAGCATCGAGGCCGCATGGAGCAAGCTGGGGGCTTGGTATTCTCAGTATTGGGATGGTGTGAAAACCACGTTCGCGGGCTTTGCCGAGTTTGTGGGCGGCGCATGGCGCGGCGATGTGGACGCAGCAGCTGGCGGGCTGTCCATGGCTTGGGATGGTGCGAAATCGGCCCTGTCCACGGTGTTGGGCGGGATCGGCGCTGTGTTCAAGGCAACCTGGGAAAGTGGCATCCGGCCAATCACCGACAAACTGGGCGTTACGGACAATATCACCAATGCCTGGCAGGGCGCCAAAACCGTGTTCGGAACGACCCTTGCCCAGATTGGCGGCGTGTTTCAGGAAAACTGGGACGGCAGTATCGGTGGGGTGATCGCATCCTTGCAAGATACAGGCGGGGTGCAGCAGGCATGGGCGGATGTGAAGTCGGCTTTGCAGTCAGTGCTGGATTGGCTGGGGCAAAAGTTCGACTGGCTGATGGAAAAGCTACAGCCGGTCTTGGACGGTCTGACTTGGTTGCGCGATAAGGGCACCGGCGCGATTGAAGGCGTTACGGGTGTCGGCTCTGCCATTGGCAATTGGTGGAGTGGGGAATCCGATCCTCCCAGGGAAAACCAAGAACAAAGCCCCCGAGAGCAACCAAGTGCAAGTCACCCACTAACAGGGAAGGCAACACCAAAGAGAATATCAGGCTCCTATTTGGGTGGTGATATTGGCCGGGGGTTCCGGAACGTAGGGGAGCAAGGGCCAGAAACGATCTGGGCTTCTAAGGGGCGCTATGTGGCACACGCTGGGGCAACTCAACGCCTGGCGCAAATGTCTGAACGTGCCGCGCCTCTATTCGACATGCTAGGCGGCGGGCTTCGTCAAGCGTTGGCAGGGGCGCAGGAAGCCGCCCAGCCAGTGATTGCGAGGGTTCAGGGGGTAGCCGACCGAATGGCGCCCATGATGCCCCCAGCAGCGGCTCCAGCGCCGCAACCGGCCCCGATTACGATCACCGCCACGATCCATGCACAGGGAATGTCAGCTGCTGAAATAGCGGATGAATTGGAGCGACGAGGCCGAGACGCACAGGCCGGTTCTCTCTTCGACGCACCGCACAGCTATGGCCAATATGGGGGGGAATGATGAGCGGTAGAATGATGCAGCTGGGCGGCTATCAGTTCAGCATCGATAGTGCAGCCTATCAGCGATATTTCCGGTCCAGCGAATACCGTTGGGCCGCCATTGAGCGAGTTGGCAAAAACGATGCGCTGCAGTTCACGGGATTGGGTGCGGACACGATCAGCCTGCAGGGTGTTATCTATCCGCATTTCCGGGGCGGGTTGGGTCAGATCGACAAGATGCGCCGCGCTGCCGAGGTCGGCATCCCGCTGCCCCTGATCGCGGGCACCGGCAAGGTGCTGGGGGTCTGGGTGCTCACGCGCGTCGGCGAGGGGCAGAGGATATTTGCCGAACAGGGCGCACCCCTCCGGCAGGACTTTTCAATCAGCATGAGGCGATATGATGGCGGGCTCCGCAGTCTTCTACCGTTCTAAAGAGGGCGAAATGCTCGATGAGATCGTTTGGCGTCACTACGGCAACCGGATCGCTGGTGCTCTGGAAACGGTTCTGCAAGCCAACCAAGGCATTGCAGGGCTTGGGCCTGTCTTGCCAGTGAACACACGCATTCAGCTGCCAGTGATCGAAACCCCGAAAGAGGCAGAGACGGTGAGCCTATGGGACTGATGGAATTTCTGCCGCTGTTCAAGATCGAGGTGGACGGCAAGGACATAAGCCAGATCCTTGCCCAGCGCTTGGTCAACCTGTCAGTCACAGATGGGGCAGGGGTGCAGTCTGACACTGTTCGGTTCACGCTGAGCGACACCACGTTTTTCGGGAAACTGCAGGAACCGCGCCAGGGCGCCGAAATCAAGGTTTGGCTGGGGTATCTGCTCGAGCGGAAATATATGGGCCTGTTCATCGCAGATAGCATTCAGGTAAGCGGCCCCCCTGATCAAATGACCATCACAGGCACCGCATCTGTGAATGGCGAAAGCACCTCTGGCAAAACGGCCCTCACTGATCAGAAAAAACGCAGCTGGCCTGCAGGTACAACGATCGGTGCAATGGTTGCCAAGATCGCGGGTGAACATGGCCTAAAGGATTCAGTCTCCAAGAGCCTTAAAGACATTGCCCTTGCTCACATCGACCAGATTGACGAAAGCGATATGAACCTGCTTTCGCGCATCGCCCGTGAGCATGACGCCATCGCGAAGCCAGGCAACGGGCGCATCATTATGGCCAAGCGGGGCGAGAGCCTTACGGCATCAGGCCAGCCCATGCCAAAGGTCACCTTGTCCAAGGGGCAGGTCGGTCGCTGGTCATACACCAACAGTTTGCGCGAAAAGGCGGGATCTGTTGTGGCAACCTATCAGGATCTGGGGAAAGGCAAGCCCCAGGAGTGCACCGCAGGCGAGGGGGCACCGGTCCAGAGGCTTAGGAACCGGTTTCCCAAAAAAGAAGCGGCACAGAAAGCCGCGGACTCTGAATTGAAACGCCTCAAACGCGCTGGGCGGTCGTTCTCTGTGAACATGAAAGGCGCACCAGATGCCAAGGCCGAAGCGATCCTACAGCCAGCCGGGTTCCGGTCCTACATCGATGGCGATTGGCTGATTACAAAGGCAGTGCATACGCTCGACAGCGGCGGCTATAGAACCAAGATTGAGGCAGAGCCTTTGAAGTAAGGGAGACCGGCGTAGCGCTAGAACCTACTGGCGCCCACGGATGGGAACCACTTTTGTTTCAATACCGGTCACGAAGTCCGCCCAGGCTTCCATCAAGACGCGCCTGCGCTCCAGCAAATCGGATCGAGCATAGGCGCGCTCAACTTTGCCGCCAACTATGTGGGCGAGGGCGGTTTCTGCAACGTCATAGCTGGCGGCATCGGTGTCTTGGACCCAAGTCCTGAAGCTGGTTCGCATGCCGTGGGGTGTTGTACCGGGCGCAACCTTTCGAAGTACCTTGGCCACAGCAACATCTGATATTCCTCCGGACCGGCCGCCCGGGAACATGAAGGAACTGCGCCGCCATTCGTCGGCCCGAGCGACCACTTCCAAGGCGGCGCCAGAAAGAGGAACGCGGAAATCCGCAGCCGAGGCAACGGTTCCTTTCATCCGGCTCGCGGGAACTGTCCAAATGCCATCTTGAATTTCATCAAATCGCGCGCCGCGAACTCCTGCGGATCTCACTAGGGTGAGAATATTGAAACGCAGGGCAAGGTGAGATGCGTCGTTGCGATTCAACGCTTGAAAGATCCGGGGGATATCCTGCCACTCAGCGGCGGGCGTTTTAACCACCTGGTGCCTCACCTCACCGAGCATATGTCTGGCCATGTCCACGACAAACGGATCACAAGCCACGCCAGAAAACCGCATGTGCTCAAAAATGATCTTTGTTCTCTGAATGGCCTTTTCGGCTGTTGGGTGTTTAGCCTTCCAGATCGGAGCCAATGCTGCGTGAATATCCGACTGATGCAGGGCTGACATTCGGCGGTTACCGATGGCAGGTGTCATGTAAAGGCGAACTGGGCTCAGCCATCTTCCCGCAGTTCCGTCACCCCGCAAGCCTGCCTTCTTAGCCTCAAAAGTAGTGAGAGCGGCCTCTTCGAAAGTGGGGTCATGCCTGCTGGCCTCAGCTTGCGCTTCCTCTCTGAGCCGGTCGCGCGCAGTCATCGGGTCCTCCCCGGCTTTCAAAATGGATTCCCACTGGTCACGCTCTTTGCGGGCGTCTGAAAGACTTACTGTTGGGTAGGGGCCAAGACCCATTTCGCGGCTGCGTCCTTGGTGCTTGTATCGGTAAACCCATCGTCCGGTTTCGACCGATCTTTTTTGCAAGTAAAGGCCCGAACCATCGAATAATTTGCCGTCACCCTTTTTGACTTCAAGGGCCTTCAACTTGTTTCTAGCCATATCTGGCCCCCACTTTGGCCCCCACTTCGACCTTCGCTTTAAGCGAATTTCAGAAGATGATGGCGGATTGAATGAAGAAATTTAGACATTAAAACAAAGGGTCAGTAAACGGGAACAGATGTGAACGGATAAAGGTTTGGTGCGCACCGCCCGCACCATCACTTAAACCGATACGAACGGTTTTGAACGTTTTTCCTCATAAAATAAGACTATTACAGGGTTTTGTGGATTGAGAAACTTCCCATAATGTGCAGGAATGTGTATTCGTTTA